AAATTCAAGAATTCCCCGGTACCCTTGAATATATAATACCCCCACCCCTTTGAAAAAGCCGGTGTGATAATAAAAACACCCCCATGCAATTAAACCCGGTAGGGTTAAAATGACCCTGCTGCATAAAATTTAAATAAAGGATGAATTGAAATGGTAAGACCAGATAGGATTGGACCACATCGAGTAGCGTTCGAAAAGAATAAGAAGAAGATATTCAAGACGCAGAACGTATGTGGAATTTGTGGTAAGCCTGTAGACTTCAAGCTTAAGTATCCACATCCACTGTCGCCAGTAATAGATCACATTGTTCCAATCAACAAAGGTGGACATCCAAGCGACATTGAGAACCTACAACTCGCTCACTGGACATGCAACAGGCAAAAATCAGATAAGTTATTTAATCAAGCGCGTGAAGTAAAACAAATCCTAGGGAACCGCAATTTGCCACAAACAAGAGATTGGGCAAATTACAAACCTGAGTGATAGTCCTGAGTGATATGGGGGGAGGGGAACCTACCCTTTGGCTTGGGCGACCTCCCAGGCAGTATTGTACATATTTTTTCGCGCCAAAATTCAAAAAAGGAGAATAAACATGGAATTGAAAGGTAAAGCATATCTCCGTAGGAAGTTAGACGGATATCGCACTGGAGTTCAAACGCGATATAAGTACTATTCTATGGAAAAATTTGATAATACAGACGGAGTTACTATTCCTGCTCAAATTAGGGATAAGTATAAGGCTGTACTGGGATGGGCAACAAAAGCTGTAGACAGCTTAGCCGACAGATTGATTTTCAGGGAATTTGCGAACGATAATTTTAACATCAACGACATCTTCCAGTATAACAATCCAGATATCTTTTTCGATTCAGCGATTTTATCCGCATTAATTGGTTCATGTTGCTTTATCTACGTTTCTAAGGACGAAGAGGGAATGCCTAGATTACAAGTGATTGAGGCAAGTAATGCAACAGGGATTATAGATCCAATTACTAATTTGCTAACTGAAGGATACGCTGTACTCAAACGAGATGATTATGAGAAACCGTTGCTAGAAGCGTATTTCACTCCAAACGAAACGATATTTTATCCAAAAGGAGAAGAGCCGTACTCAATCGAAAATCCAACAGGAATACCATTATTAGTGCCTATTATCCATAGACCTGATGCAAGTAGACCGTTTGGACGCTCGCGCATTACTAAATCTGGAATTTCTTATCAAAAAACAGCTCAGAGAACAATTGAGCGTTCAGAGATTACTGCTGAATTTTACTCATTCCCTCAAAAATATGCTCTAGGGGTTAGCCAAGACGCAGAATCGGTAGAAAGTCTAAAAGCAACTATTTCAAGCTTTATTATGTTCACAAAGGACGATGATGGTGATAAACCGTCTGTTGGGCAGTTTACTACTGCAAGTATGACTCCGTTCGTTGAGCAATTAAAAATGGCGGCTTCTGGATTTGCAGGAGAAACGGGATTAACTATGGATGACTTAGGATTTTCTTCTGATAATCCATCTAGTGTTGAGGCCATTAAAGCAAGTCATGAGAACTTAAGGCTCGCTGGGAAGGCTGCACATCGCTCTATTGGGTCTGGTTTGCTAAATGTAGCTTATGTAGCGGTTTGCTTGCGTGATGATTTCAGATATATGCGTAAGGAATTTATGAAAGCGGAAGTTAAATGGGAACCATTATTTGAAGCAGACGCATCCACATTAACTATGCTTGGTGACGGCGCAATTAAAGTGAACCAGGTACTACCAGGATATATCACAGCAGAAACAATTCGCGATTTGACTGGTATCAAAGGAAATATGGAAGCAAAACCAGTTCAAGACACACAAGAGCAAAAAGTGAAAGTTACTGATGACGCTTCTGACAAGCAAAAAAATAGGATTATTTCAACTTACGAAATAACTTCACTATTAAGCAATTACCAGAAAGGTGTACTCTCAAAGGAAAATGGCATAGCATTGCTCGCTTCAACAGGAATGAGTGAAAAAGAAGCTGAATCCATGTTGAATAATACTAAGGTTGAAGGTAAAGACAATGAATAATTATGATATTTCGTATGAATATGACATTGTACCTGAACTTCTTGAAAAAATTAAAGCAGATTTCTTTGGCAAGGCTGAAAAGAGCGCTGAATTAGAGAGATTACTAATTCTTGTGAGAAGTGGTAAAGCGAATTTTATAGACGCTCACGAATTTGCGACTAAATTAGGGCAAATTCTATCTGAGGCACTTCAAATTAATATTAGTGGTTCGATTCTTCCTGATGGAAAGATGCATTTTAACATCGCTAGTCGTATTTTGAATGAAACGTTAGGTACTAACCACAAGATGGTAAGTGCATACGCTGAGAAGGTTCAAGATATTTTAAACAAGGAGGCTGGAATTGGATTGAAATCAATCCAGGCTCCAATCAATCAAGAAAGAATCGATGGATTAGTTAATCGATTATCATACGAAGAGAAGTTTGACGATGTATCATGGATTCTAAAAGAGCCTATTGTTAACTTCAACCAAAACATCGTTGATAATCATATCAAAGTAAATGCAGATTTCCATTTTAAATCGGGATTAAAGCCAAAGATTGTTCGTACAACTGACGGTAATTGCTGTGAGTGGTGCAGCAAGATTGCTGGTGTTTATACATATCCTGGAGTAAACAGGGATGTATTTAGACGGCATGATAGATGTACTTGCACAGTAGATTATCATCCGGGAGATGGCAAACAACAAAATGCCTGGTCTAAAAAATGGAGTAATGAGTCCGCTTCTAGAGCGGATTATAACAAGCAACGAAAACATGATATTTCTGACAATCTAGCGTCTGAAGACAATCGAGAGTATAAGGATATAGTTAAGTCACTTGGAAGAGCCAACACTAACGTATCATTACAAGAATTCGTCAGAATAAAGAATGAGAGAGGTCAAGAATATCATGATCTAAAAGATAAAGTTAAAGCTGCTAAGAGTAAGAAGACTTCAAAATAGAGAGGATGTTGGAATGGCTAGAAAGAAATACGGAAATCAGCTTCCTACACAATCAGTCATCCTGCCTTATGTTAAGAAAAGGTCTCTCAGCAAGGAAGCTATAGAAATTTATGAGAAAACAGGATTAAGCAGCTATATCTGGCAAAAGAAATTACTAGAGGCTATGATGGCTGTTGATAAAAAAGGACTATGGGTTCATCAAAAGTTCGGATATTCCATTCCCCGACGGAATGGGAAATCCGAACTTCTTTATATGCTTGAACTTTGGGGATTGCACCAAGGTTTGAACATATTACACACGGCTCATCGAATTAGTACCTCACACTCTTCTTTTGAGAAAGTCAAACGGTATTTAGAAAAGATGGGTTACGTTGATGGTGAAGACTTCACATCTATTCGCGCCAAAGGTCAAGAACGAATCGCTCTAACTAATACAGAAGGAGTGCTGCAGTTTAGAACTCGTACATCGAACGGTGGGCTTGGTGAAGGATTCGACATCATGATCATAGACGAGGCTCAAGAATACACGACAGAGCAGGAGTCAGCGTTGAAATATACGGTTACTGACAGTGATAATCCAATTACTGTTATGTGCGGAACTCCTCCAACTCCAGTTTCAAGCGGAACGGTATTCAGCAAATTCCGTGAAACATGTCTATTTGGCCGTGGTAAGTATTCCGGATGGGCAGAGTGGTCTGTATCTACTGAAAAAGAGATATCAGACATTGAAGCTTGGTACAATTCCAATCCTTCAATGGGATATCACTTAGACGAACGGAAGATTGAAGCCGAACTCGGTGACGATAAGTTGGACCATAATATCCAACGTCTTGGTTTTTGGCCTACATATAACCAAAAATCAGCAATTTCAGAAGCTGAGTGGGAGGCTCTTAGGCTTGATGAAGTACCTAAGTTTAAAGGCCCTATGTTCGTTGGAATCAAATATGGGCAAGATGGCACTAACGTAGCCTTGAGTATTGCTATTAGGACAGATTTTGATGATATCTTCGTTGAAACTGTCGATTGTCAATCTGTTCGAAATGGTAATGGATGGATAGTTGACTTCTTAAGGAAAGCTAAACCGTCTCAAATCGCTATAGATGGTGCTAGTGGACAGAAAGTTCTTGATGATGAATTGAGAGAGTTCCGAATAAGGAATGTAGTGCTGCCTACTGTTAAAGAAATCATCGTAGCAAACGCTATGTTTGAGCAAGGCGTGTATCAAAAGACCATTTGTCACTCAGGTCAACCATCACTATCTAAGGTTGTAACTAACTGTGACAAACGGAATATTGGTTCAAATGGTGGATTTGGATATCGTTCACACTTCGATGATGTAGATATCAGCCTTATGGATAGCGCATTGTTAGCGCATTGGCTTTGTGCAACATCTAAGCCAAAGAAAAAACAAAAAATCAGTTATTAAACTAAAGGTCACTGCTTATGTAGTGGCTTTTTTTAATAAAAAATTACTGTACGCGCAGGTTAACGCGGAGAAAGGAGGCAGTAACATGCCTGAATTTAAAACGATTGAAACACAAGAAGAACTAGACCGAATCATTGGTGAACGACTCGCTCGTCAGAAAGAGAAGTATGCCGGATTAGAGAAACTAGAATCTCGTGTGAAGGAATTGGAAACAACGAACGCTGAGTTACTAGCAACAATCGACAGCAACAGCAAACTACTAGCTGAGAAAGATGAATTTATTAGCGCTAAAGAGTCTGAACTAGCAGAAGTTAACCAAGTTGTTGAGAAGTTCAAAGGAACACAGCTTCGTACTCAAATTGCATTGCGCAACGGTCTTCCGTATGAGTTGGTAGACAGATTACAAGGTAGCGACGAAGAGAGCTTGCAAGCCGATGCGGAACGTTTATCTGCATTTATCAAACCAAAACCAGTCGCTCCATTGAAAGATGTTGAACCAGTCGTAGGCGATGGTAGAACAACAGCAATGCGACAAATGTTACAAGAATTAAATCAATAATCAAAAAGAAAAGAGGAAAATATATGACAACATTGCAAGCAGGAACATTATTTAAACCAGAATTAGTTAAAGAACTATTTTCTAAAGTACAAGGTAAATCAGTATTAGCTAACTTATCACAACAACAACCAATTCCATTTAATGGAATTGAGCAAATGGTATTCAATTTGGAAGGTAACGCTCAAATCGTAGGTGAAGGTAAAAAGAAAGAAGCTGGAGAAGCGAAATTTGAGCCTGTAGTCATCAAGCCTTTGAAATTCGTTTATCAAGCTCGTATTACAGACGAATTCTTACGTTCTTCTGAAGAAAAACAACTTGATTACTTAGCAGCATTCGCAGACGGATTTGCTAAGAAAATTGCCCAATCATTCGATATTGCAGCAATTCACGGATTAGAACCTAAAACAATGACAGACGCAACTTTCCGCGACACAAACTCATTTGATGGATTAGTTAAGAGCAACGTAGTTACTTACGCTGAAGGAACTTTCGACGACAACATCGACGCTGCAGTTCAAACAGTAGTAGCTAATGGAAGTGATGTTACAGGTATTGCTTTATCTCCAACAGGTGGACAAGCATTAGCTAAAATCAAAGTTAATGGCGTTACTCAATACCCTGAATTCCGATTTGGACAAAATCCTAAATCATTCTATGGAATGGCTTCTGACATTAGCAAAAACTTAACAGTGACTGGTGGAACTGCTGAGACAGACCACGCAATCGTTGGTGACTTTGCTAACCGCTTCAAATGGGGATATGCGGATAATATTCCATTAGAAATTATTCAATATGGTGATCCAGATGGTACTGGACGTGACTTAAAACAATATAACGAAATCTGCTTACGTTCAGAAGCGTATATCGGATGGGGAATCCTAGACGAAAAAGCATTTGCTCGTGTTAAAGCGTAGGTCGTGCTTATGAAGTATATAAATGTGGATACTGGTGTAATTGTTGAGTCAGATAGCGTACTGTCTGGCTCATGGGAACCAGTGGAAGAGAAGAAAACTAAAGCTAAACCGAAGAAAGAAGCAAAGGATGATGAATAATGGACTCATTTGCGACTTTAGACGATTTACAGCGACTCTGGAAGAGACTGCAGCCGTCTGAGATTGATAGAGCGAATGCACTTCTTGCCACTGTATCTGACATGCTGAGGGAAGAGGCGCGTCGCTATGGAAAAGATTTAGATAACATGGTTGTAGAGCGTTCTAGTTATGAGAACGTGGTTAAGTCTGTGGTAGTTGATATTGTAGCTCGTACATTAATGACTTCTACAGAACAAGAGCCGATGACTCAATTCAGCCAAAGCGCTCTAGGATACTCAGTGAGTGGCTCGTATCTCGTTCCTGGTGGTGGTATCTTCATTAAGAATGCAGAATTGAAACGATTAGGCTTCACTAAGCAACGGATTGGAGTGATAGAATTCTATGATTAAAGGAATTACTGTCACATTAGTAGATCGTGTTAAAACTGGTGAGGATGAAATGGGTGCTGCAACATACGATGATGTAGAAATCCAAGTAGAGAATGTCCTAGTATCTCCTACTGAGGCTACGGATGTTATTAACCAGGTTCAACTTTATGGAAAAAAAGCAGTGTACACGCTCGGTATTCCTAAAGGGGACACACACAACTGGGAAGATAGGGAAGTTAAATTCTTTGGGAAAACGTTTCGAACATTCGGACCAGTTGTTGAAGGAATTGAATCCATGGTACCAACTGCCTGGCACAAGAAAGTGACGGTGGAACGATATGAGTAGCTCCTTTAAATTCAAGCTAAACACTAAAGGTGTTGGAGCTTTCTTAAAATCTGAGCCTGTTCGGAAGATGATTAGTGAACGAGCCAACGAGATTGCTAGTCGAGCAGGAACCGGATATGAGGCAGACACTCAAATCGGTCAGAAACGTGCCACAGGACGAGTTAAAGCTGCTACAGCTAAAGCTAAAAAGGATAATAAGAAAAACAATACATTATTGAAGGCGGTGAGAGGTTGATAGAGATTGAAATTAGAAAATTCATGACAAGCAAGTTGGAATGCCCAGTTGTATTCGAACTTTCACCTAAGATGCCAGATAAATTTGTATTAATTCAAAAAACAGGTGGATCTAAGCGCAATAAATTATTAGCCTCTACATTTGCTTTCCAATCTTACGGAAAGTCGATGTATGAGGCTTCTTTGTTGAATGAGACTGTAAAAGAGATAGTTGAACAGTTAGTCGAATTAAACGACGTATCTGATGTTAGCTTAAACAGCGATTACAACTATACAGATACAGAATCAAAAAAATACAGATATCAAGCAGTGTTTGATATCAGACATTATTAGAAATGAGGGAAAAATATGGCAGAAAAAAACAACGCGAGCAACGTAACCGCAGCTAAGCCTAAGATTGGTGGAGCTATTTATATGGCACCAACAGGTACAGAATTACCTACTGACGCAGAAACAGCGTTAAATGCTGCATTCGTAAACTTAGGTTTCGTATCGGAAGACGGTTTAGAAAATGCTAACAGTGCATCGTCTGAAAACGTTAAGGAATGGGGCGGTGCAATCGTAAACACAACGTTGAAAGAAAAAGAGGACAAATTCAAGTTCACTTTAATTGAAGCATTAAACTTACACGTATTGAAATTAATTTACGGTGAAAAGAACGTAACTGGAACTTTAGAAGCAGGAATCACTGTTAAAGCTAAAGCTGAAGATTACGAAGAAAAATCATTTGTAGTGGATATGGTACTAAAATCAGGAGTTATTAAACGTATGGTACTTCCGCTTGCTAAAGTGTCAGAAGTAGGTGACGTTAAGTATGCTGGTGGAGAAAACATCGGTTATGAAACTACTTTATCAGCGTTCCCTGATGGAGACGGAGCCACTCATTACGAATACATTAAGAAAGTAGGTTAATTATGATTAAAGGGAAAACATCTTCCGGATTTAAATTCCAAATCAATGAAAGCACAATTAACGATGACTATGAGCTATTAGAACTACTTGTAGAATTAGAAGAGAATCCTCTTCTAATTTCTAAAGTCGTTCGAAAAGTTCTAGGCCCTGCTGCAGCGGCTGCATTAAAAGATCATGTACGAGATGAAAATGGATGTGTATCCATTCAGAAAATGAATGATGAAATTACTGAGATTTTCACACAGGCTAAAGCCTTAAAAAAATAATGGCCCTTGCAAGAATGATTGTGACTGATGAAGATGCTTTAATTTGCGATTTAGCAGAAACTTATCATATCTATGACTATCGACGGCTACCAGTTTTAACGGTGGCCGTTTTTTCTTTAGGTTTAAGACCAAACTCAAGAATTAAGATGATTATGTCTGGAAATAGAATCACGTTAGAAGAGTCGTTACTAGCTTGTGCCGTGGATAGATTAAGCATACTAGCATGGCAGAAGACGAAAGATGGTTCAAAAGGCACTAATATGCCTCAATCGATTTTAGAAAAATTACTAGGTATAGATGAGCGCAAATCAGAGTCAGATACTCAGACATTTAGTTCGGGCGAGGAGTTCTTAAAAGAAAGAAATAGATTATTAGGGAAGGAGGAAACTTAATGGCAACAGAATTAGGTACTGCTTATGTTCAGATAATCCCATCGGCTGACGGAATCAAAGGCATGATTGAGAAGGCTATGGGAACCGAAGTAGTCGGTGCCGGAGATAAAGCTGGACAAGGTTTTATGAAAAGTTTTGCTGGTACAGTCACTAAGATGATTGCAGCAATTGGTATTGGTAAAGTTCTTAAGGACAGCTTAGCTTCTTCATTAAACGAGGGTGCAGCACTCCAGCAATCGCTTGGTGGTATTGAAACGCTATTCAAAGGCAGTGCCGATATCGTTAAAGGATACGCTAAAGAAGCGTATAAGACAACTGGACTATCAGCTAATGCTTACATGGAATCTGTAACAGGATTTAGTGCCAGTTTACTTCAATCATTAGGTGGAGATACTGGTAAAGCTGCAGAGATAGCAAATATGGCAATGGTTGATATGTCAGATAACGCTAACAAGATGGGAACATCGATGGAAAGTATCCAATTTGCATATCAAGGATTTGCTAAGCAAAACTATACGATGTTAGATAACCTAAAGCTCGGTTACGGTGGTACTAAGGAAGAAATGCAACGTCTTCTTACTGACGCTCAGAAACTCACTGGAGTTAAATACGATATCAATAACTTATCTGACGTCTATCAAGCAATCCACGCGATTCAAGAAAACTTAGACATTACCGGAACAACCGCAAAAGAAGCATCTAGTACATTCACCGGTTCATTCGCATCCATGAAGGCTGCAGCACAAAACGTGCTTGGGAATATGGCGCTTGGAGAGGACTTAACACCGTCACTTGAAGCGTTAAAAGAAACCGTTAAAACGTTTGTGTTTGGTAACTTTATACCAATGCTTAAAAATGCGGTTAAAGCTATTCCGGAAGTTCTAGGATTCGCCATCAAAGAAGGATTAACAGCTATCTTCGGTGAATCTACAACACAAACGATTATCAATAATCTATCTACAGCATTCCAAAATATTAAGAGTGCAGTAGGCGGTATTGGTGACTTGTTTGGAGGCTTTATCGACAAATTGAAAGGCATTCTTGGAATAAGTGGAGATGTAGGAGAACTAGGTACAGCATTCGAAGGCATTACTGGTGCTATTAGCACAGTAACTGACTGGATTAAGCAGTTTGTAGATTGGATTAGCCAAACACCAGCCGCAGTTGATGCTGTAACATCAGTGTTAGCAGGATTAACAGCAGGCTTTGTCGCTTTAAAAGTTGTAGACACTGTTAAGAGCGCAATTGATGGTTTCAAAACTGGTTTAACGGCTGCTAAAGGTGCAATGATTGTATTTAACGCGATTGTTTCCGCGAATCCATTTACAGCCTTAATTGTAGGGGTTACTGCTGTAGTAGCTGCATTAACATGGTTCTTTACTCAGACAGAGACAGGGAAGGCTATTTGGCAAGGATTTACAGAATTCCTCTCTAGTGCATGGACTTCTATTTCAAGTTTCTTGATTGATACTTGGAATAACATTGCCCAAACAGCAACTGCTATTTGGGAAGGTATTGTAAGTGTGGCAACAGCCATTTGGAGTGCAATCACTGGCGCAATTATGGCAGTGGTTCAACCGTTTATTGATGCATTCATGGGGCTATGGAACGGAATGAGTTCAGGAATCTCTCAAGTATTTGATGGATTCGTTACATACTTCACTGGAATATGGGAAGTTATCAAATCAGTATTCCTTGGAGCAATCTTAATCATCATTGATTTAGTGACGCTTAATTTCGGGCAATTAGGAACGGACTTAGGTGCTATTTGGGATGGAATCTCGAACGGTATATCAATGGTGTGGGACGGAATTACTTCAATATTCTCTGGAGCAGTCAGCGCAATCGTTGGAGGTGTTCAAGCCGCATTTAATGGAATGGCTGAATTCTTAAGCGGTTTATGGGACGCTATTTCTGGTGCAGCTATTGCAGGTTGGAATGGATTAGTTTCTGGAGTTCAAGGGATTATCGATGGCTTAGTATCTGGAGCGCAAGCGGCTTGGGATACTATGTCTAACGCTGTTTCTAGTTTAGTATCTGGAATTACAGGAATCTTTGATGGCTTATGGAATATCGACTTAGGTGCAGCAGGGCAAGCTATCATGGATGGTTTTCTCGGTGGATTGAAAGCTGCTTGGGGAGCTGTTACAGACTTCGTTGGAGGAGTTGCGAACTGGATTCGAGACCATAAAGGTCCAATCGAGTACGATAGAAAGTTATTAATTCCTGCAGGTAATGCTATCATGGAAGGGTTAGACCAAGGATTACAAGATCAATTTAAGGATGTCAAACAAACGGTCGGAGGAATGGTTGATGAAATTTCAGACGTATTTTCAGAAGACAATCTGGATTTTAATTCCTCTGTATCCCTTACTAAAACCCTTGAGACACAATTGGCTATGCCGTCAACCCAATTTGAGGCCCGTGAAAGCAAAACCGTGTCTGAGATAGCGAATCTGAGAGCGAGTATGGAGAGAATCCTTACTGCTATCCTTGAAAAATCGTCAGATGTTTATCTGGACAATGACATTATCTCGCTTAAAACCTATGAACAACATGGTGCAATTTATGCAAGGGAGGGAATCTAATGAATTATATAATCATCAATGGTTTTAACACATCAACCCTTCCTAATTGTGTTGTTACTGACTTTGGGAAGGTGGAGGCTGCTACGCCAAAAGGAGAGAAGGCAACTCTTTATGGAGTTAATGGTAGTTACCGTGTGTTAGACGGTTCTTTCGACAGTTACGAAAGGACCTTCACTCTCTACGTTAAAAAAATGGTTGAGATTGCAAGTATTCTTGATAAGTTTCAATCGAATGATAATGTTTTGGAATTTAGCTATCAGCCTGGCTCATTGTTTTATGCTAACTTTGTGACTGCTAGTTATGAACCTTTTGGAAATTATGCTTGGAAGTTAGAAATCAAGTTAGACATGCAACCGTTTAGATATCCGAAGAATATTGCACCAGTCGTATTAATGAGCTCCGGAACGATTGAGAATATCGGTACGGTTTATTCAGAGCCTCTCATCGAGATTGAGGGCAATGGGGATGTATCGCTCACTATCGGACGAAAAACTATGCACTTGACGGTTAATAGTAAAGCCACGATTGATTGTAGGCAAGGAAAACAAAATATCTTTAATGCCAGTGGGGCAGTGCAGAACACTCTTAGAAAGCGTGGAGGATTCTTTGAAATCCCTGTTGGTATTAATGGTGTGACATTTACTGGTAATGTACGCAAGGTGACTATTCGTCCTAACTGGAGGTATCTAGTATGATTTACTTAACAGAAGGGAATATTCCTCTTAATGCAGCATACGATGATAACATCACACAAGAAGCAAATAGTACCTATCGATTAACGTTTAAATTTCCTACTAACAACATTTTATGGCAACAGTTAAGAGAAGAAACTTTCTTGACTGCTGATGATCTAGACGGCGAGCAGGATTTTGTCATTTTCGAGGTTGAGAAGAAGCATGGCTATATTCAGGTCTATGCTAACCAAGTATTCACTCTTTTGAATAACTATGTGGTAAATTCTATCTCTTTGGATAGAGTGACTGGTTCGACTGCTTTAAGTCAATTTGCTGGGAGCATTACTCGTAATAATCCATTCTCATTTTTTTCTGATATTGAAGATAGACACACCTTCAATGTTGAATCTAAGAATGCCATGGAGGCATTTGCGAAAGATAAGCATTCTATTATTGGTCAATGGGGCGGTGATTTAGTCAGACGTGGGTATCAAGTACGATTACTAAAAAATGGCGGTTCGGAAAACGAATCGCTTTTTATGTACAAAAAGAACCTGTCTAGCTATCAGCAAAAAACCTCTACCAAGTCTTTGAAGACTCGAATTACTTTCATCGCGACAGTCAAAGGTGAGGGAGAAAAGGCGCCTGACCGCAAGTTTTCTGTAGCTGTGGATAGTCCGCTAATTAACAAATATGGTCAGATTTATGAAGATGTTGTAGAAGTTAATGACCAAGATGTTAAGGATGAAGCAAGCCTTAGAGAATATGGCAAGCAGTATTTTAGAACAAGCCTATGCGATATGCTTGAAAATAGCATCGAGATTGACGTTGTGGGTCAGAGCGATGTTCCTGTCCAGATGTTCGATGTGGTAGGTATCTACCATGAAACATTCGATTTAGACGTAAGGAAGAAAATCACTAAATATACCTACTCACCAATGGCTAAGAAATTGAAGTCTATTGGCTTTGGTCAATTCCAGTCAGGTCTTGCAAATGCGATTGGTAACGCAGTAAGCGATGCTATTAAGAGTGAAACACAGCAATTTCAAAGTAATTTTGAACGACAGTTGGCAAGAGAAATTAAGAATGCTGACCTTGCTTTTGACCGAAAAAATGAAGAATTGAGAAATCAATTTACGGATGAAGTGAATGCTATCAAAGCCAAAGCTGAAGAATTTAGCGCTAAAATCCATGAAGAAGTGGAGAAAGAGCGCCCTGAGTTCTTGAAGCGTATCCGTGAAGAGTTGATGAGTGGTGCGGACTCAATCGCTGAGTTAAGTAAGAAATTAGAGCAGGTCAGTGAGACCGCAAGAATCAACGCTGGACTGATTGGCGGTGACGGAACAGCTCAGTACAACAAGAATCGTCTCAATGGTAGCACGGCTAAGAAGATAGCCTATGGCACTGATTATGTCGAAGTCGGACATAACGGTGAAGGCTTCGAGCTAGGTAAGCAGTACGTGATAAGCTGGTCGGCAACATGTACGCCTTACGGAAAAACGGACGTAACTGTAATAGTGAACAAAACACCGTTTTACGGTGGACACGTTCTTTTTGAGCCTGCTAATCCACACTTGCCAAAAATTGACAAAGACTTAACAAATAAAGAGGAGCAGGTTTTAGCGGTTTATAACGATGGCTATAGTCTGACCTTCTCGGGTGACTGGTATCAGAACGCGGTTCAGTTTGCGACGGTTGACAATCGGACAAATCGAATTGAGTTTGAACCAGTCTATAAGACGGTTGCGGACGGGCAAAATTCAATATATGACGGAAGTTGGAACGAAAGTCCAACATTTATTTTTGACGGAGGTGGAGCATGACAGAAACAATTCCAATTAGGGTACAACATAAGCGCATGTCAGCGAGTGATTGGTCAAACAGTCCACTTGTTCTGCTTGATGGTGAGTTAGGTGTTGAGAGCGATACAGGAAAGGTCAAAGTTGGAAATGGACGTGACAGATTTGCATCGCTTCAATACTTAACAGGACCAAAAGGCGACAAAGGTGAACGTGGCGAACAAGGTCCAAAAGGTGCGGACGGAGTCATGCGATTCGAGGAGCTTACAAGCCAACAAAGAGAATCGTTAAAAGGCGCTCCAGGTCCAATGGGTCCAGCGGGACCTAGAGGGGAAAACGGAACGCCAGGACAAAAAGGTGACACTGGCCCTCGTGGAGAACAAGGACCTATCGGTTTAACTGGTCCTAAAGGGGCAGACGGTGCAAGAGGCGCTCAAGGACCAGCAGGACCAACAGGACCTAGAGGAGCAGACGGCGCTCCAGGCCAAAATATTATTAATCAAAACGGGGGTCAACCTCTAAAATATTGGTTTGGTTCCAAATCTCAGTATGATGCGCTTTCTACTAAAGATAGCACTACTATCTATGACGTCTATGAGTAGGAGGTATTATGGCTAGAGAAGGAATTTATGTGGGCAACAAGGAAGTTACTCATCGTTATATCGGCGCAAGGCTTGTTTGGATGAAAATAAGACTGTTATTTAGTGGTGACGTATCAATAAATTACGATAGTCATAGTAAACAAATAATACTGGTTAAGGAATTACCACAAAACAATATAAAAACACTTGAGATAAACGGGAAAGAAATTTCGTTTTCTAAAATCAGAAATGGAAGTGGAGTAACTTATGTAACTTTCACTGAGTCCCTTGGGGAATTCGAACGAAAAACTGGATTTAACCGGTATAGAAGTTTCTATAGTTCGATTCCTATTAAAGTTTACGGAGGTTAAAAATGGACATCACTATTCAAAACGTCCGTGCGCCTGCTCTAGAGCATAACGGGCGATATTACAAGGTGTTTCAACCACAAACACGCGATGAATTGTTGAAACTTCATCACATGGGGTGCGCTGGAGACACGGTGTTGACGGATATACAGCTAGAGCAAGGGGATTTCCCTACTAGCTTTGTGGAACCTACTGTTACGCAACGTACTTTGTCCGGACTCTTCAAGGATTTGCGTTCTATTGAACTGGAAATGAGAGACCCTAACAGCACTCTTTGGAGTAAAATCCAGAAGAGCAATCAAGGGGCGTTGACTCAATTCTTCGATACGAATGTTAAGAGTGCTATTGCTCAAACTGCCAATGAAATCAGACAGGAAGTGCGAGACGCTTCTAACAGTGCGAGGGTTCAAGTGACATCGGAAGGTGTGACTATTGGCTCTACTACATTAACTGGCGAACAGTTAGCCTCTACCATTTCAACAAGTCCTAGAGGCGTGGACATCATCGCGCCAAAAATTAAAGTCAAGTCTGATATGATTGTGGACGGTGCGATAACTGCAAGCAAGATAGGGGCAGGGTCGGTTACTGCTAATGCATTGGACGCTGGCTCGGTTACGGCAGATAAAGTCAAATTCGACACTGCGTTTATTCAAAGACTAGTATCTCAACAAGCATTTATCGATGAATTGTTCGCTAAGCAAGCAACGATTACAAAGATACAGAATGTTGATTTCACAGGGAATCATATTAAAGGTGGTCGCATTACCTCATTAAACGGGGATACTACATTCGATTTGCAAACAGGGCAAATCGATATGAATTCTCCAGGCGTCGGGATAAGAAACCAATTTCCAGGTCGTCCATTGCAGTATCTTGCGTTTGGAGCTGGTAACATCAACGGTGTCGATGGTTCATACACAGCATTATTAAGTAATCGAAACGGATTGCAACAAATGGACCACACAATCGCAGGACTACAAATATGGAACGGACGAAGTGGAAGTAATGTTAAAAGTGCCGTCAACATGTACGGTCAAAGAATAACATTTAACCAGAGCGCACAAGCTGGATTGAAAGAAGTGTCTATTGATACAGGCACACACACCCTTGCAGGAGTTGACGAGATTGTTATTCAAGGAGTACGATTGTCGTTGATTTTAAATGACATTTACGACAACTTTAGAAACCTTGGAGCGAAAGCAGGAAACTACACACGAGGTTATCACGATAGATGGAAATAACGGAGGGCAAATGAACACGCAGGACAAAATTATCAACGATTTAGCAATTCAATTGGCAAATAAAACAATTGAATGCGCAAATTACAAGGCTCTATATGAAGAGGCATTAGAGCAAATCAAAAAACTACAATCAGAAGAAAAGGAAGAATGATATATGACATTTAAAGTAATCAATAAATATTTACAAGAAAACAACCGCACATTCGTTGCAATTCGTCAAGAAGCGCCATATACGGCTTTTGACCGTGTCTTAATCGGTGACCGTGTAAACGAGTCAGACGAGGAACTAATTAAGGCAGTCATTGGACAAGTGACTACTGAGTTCAATCCAGCCGATGGAGTGAAGAAACTTCAAGAAGATTTACGTACGCAAGCTGAAAGCTATGAAGAGAAACTTGCTGAGAAAGATGCAAAAATTGCGGAAGTAAAAGCCGTTGCAGATTGGGCAGTATTAGCTCGAGTAACGGACGTTGATAATCCGTTAGACCCTACAGTGTTTAAGCGTGGTCTTGAATTGGTAGATCCTGCTAAAACTGGCAAAACTTACCAACCACAAGAGATTTTCACACTTGAGAATCCAAACCACGTTGAAAAATATCAAGAAGGTAAACGTGTTATGGTTCAAGTAAATGAAGCGTTCACTTACCAAGGGCAGACTCTCGAAGAACTCGCAACACTTGAACAAAACGGTAAACTAGGCATCTGGAAGTGGACAGAGCCTAAAGAGCCAAAATCAAGCGATAACGTTTAGGCCATGGAGTTGTAATGCCTCACGATATCGAACTAGGATTTTTAAACGAGCATCTTCAATCATTGTTTAAAAGTCCTTATATTCAGATTTTGCTTTGGTTAGTATTCTTTGATGTTTTATCGGGATACATCAAAGCCTTTAAATTAAAGAAATTTGATAGCAAGACAAGTACTAATGGCTTGCTGCGACATTTCTTAGTAGTTGCTGTGGTGATGGTTATAGCGCTGTACGCACGCGCACTTGGTCATCGTGAAATAGGAATCACAGCCTGCTTATTCTTCATCATTAGTTATGTTGGTTCATTGATGGAAAATTGGGAAGCACTTGGATTGCCGTTTCCAGAAGCCATGAGACCATACATTAACCAAATGAGAAAAAATCAAGAAAACAAAATTAAAAAATTAATTGTGAAAGAGGTAGAGAAGTATGATGATTAACTGGAAAGTACGTATTTTAAATAAAACATTTTGGATTACACTAGTTCCAGCCTTAGCTTTATTGCTACAAACATTCTTAGCTGTATTCAATATTAAATTGGAGTTAGGAGAAACAATTGATAAATTATTAGTGTTTATCAACGCTCTGTTTGCAGTATTTGTAATTGTGGGTGTCGTTAATGATCCAACAACTGCCGGAGTAAGTGATAGCACTCGTGCAATGACTTACGAACGTCCAAATAATCAATAAAATTATTAGGCAGCTACATCGTGGCTGCCTTTTTCATTGGAGGAAATATGAAAAAAATCAAAAGGGATGTCAGTCTTACTACTAAGGTTCGAAATAATATGAATCGCATCCAGGACGAATTCTATTCTCACGATACTAATAGTGCAGTAATCGAATTAACAATGGACAGGACTGATTTAAAGAAAGTAATTGTGTTATTTCATTTCCAACGTTCCAATAGATTCCTGGAAGTAATTGGAAACGTCAAAGGCAATGTAGTGGAAGTGCCGTTTGATACTAGCTTAATTACTGTTGATGAAACAGTAACTGGATATGTGTACATCGAAAAAGTAGTACAATCTGCTGATGTTTGCAAATTCTCATTTGGTGTGCGTGTATCTGAAATTGATAAACACAAAGATTTACCAGTTATTGAGAAAGATAGTAAGCGAATCGTTGCAATTACTGAGATTGTAACAAAAGCGGAATTACAAGAAGCATTAAGCAATATTCATGTGGAAGGTGCAAGATATGACGATTCAGAAATTTTGAAACGTCTACAAGCACTTGAAGCTACTCCAAAATTAGACACTAGCGTATTCGCAACCAAATCGGAACTTAAAAATATTTCGTTAACTCCTGGGCCAAAAGGAGACAAAGGAGACCCAGGACCTCAAGGGGCTACTGGAGAAAGAGGACCTAGAGGAGAACAAGGTTTGCAAGGACTTCCTGGTGAAAAAGGACGAGATGGAGACCCTGGACCAAAAGGAGACTCTGGATCTCGCGGAGAACGAGGAGAACAAGGTCCTCCTGGGCCTCAAGGGTTACAAGGTATTCCAGGAACTCCAGGAGAAAGAGGGGAACCCGGAACTCCTGGGCCAAAAGGAGACGCTGGACCGCGTGGAGAGCGAGGAGAACAAGGCCCTGCTGGTCCGCAAGGATTAACTGGACCTGTTGGACCTCGTGGAGAGAATGGACGCGACGGTGTGGGTATTCCTCAAAAATTGACCTTATCTGGAAACACGCTTATTTTGTCTGACGGGGGCGGCTCGGTAACTTTACCAGAAACCAGTCAAAATTCTTCCACTTCATCTAGTGAACTTATTGGTACTGGTATGCCGAATGGTAAAGTAGAAGGTAAACTAGGTCAAACTTATGTTGACACAGCTAAAACAAATGGTGCGCTGAAATGGATTAAACGAACTCCTTCAGGTAACACTGGTTGGGCGGTATTAGATGGAGATACTGGTTGGAAAACCCTAAATACAGATTCTAAACTCGGTAATTCATACGTAAAAGCACGAAGAATTAACGATATTGTGCAATTACAATTTGGTGGTTTACAATGGGGTTGGTTCGGTATTGTTCGCCGTGGTGGGCTTGGATTCGTGGCTCATCCAGGAAATCGTGAAAAGAAAGTTTTCATCTTAACGAATGGTCAAATGCCTTACGGTTACCGAACAGCGACTTCATTAATCGGGCCAATATATAACGACGATGGGGTACCTTATGGTACATGGTATCTTGGGGGTTACGGAGACGCAAACCACTTACGTTTCCAATTCTTAGAACCAATACCAGCAGACAAAGACATCGGCGACATCAGGGTTTCTAATATAAGTTATTTTACAGATGACCCGTGGCCAACAAACTAATAAGGAGGAATATATAAATGGAAATTGATACAAGTAGATATAGAGAGGGATTACCTCAAATCGGTTATGCGCCTTATCACCAAATCCACGCGCATTCAACAGGTAATAGAAATTCAACAGCACAGAACGAAGCAGACTACCACATGCGTAGACCTGTAGAATCTGGATTTTTCTCACACGTTGTAGGGAATGGACGCGTAATGCAAGTAGGTCCCGTCAATCAAGGCGCTTACGATGTTGGTGGCGGTTGGAACTATGAAACGTATGCAGCGGTTGAATTAATTGAAAGCCACTCAACTAAAGAAGAGTTTATGGAAGATTATCGACTATACATTCAATTATTACGCGATTTAGCAGACGAGGCTGGACTTCCTAAGACATTAGACTCAGACGCGTTAGAAGGTATTAAATCACACGATTATTGTACTAACAATCAACCAAACAATTTTAGTGATCATGTGGACCCATATCCATATTTAGCTAAGTGGGGCATCAGCCGTGAACAATTCAAGCATGATATTGAGAACGGGCTTGAAGAAATTAAGGAAGGTTGGCACAGCAATTCAAAAGGCTGGTGGTATCAAAATTCAGACGGAAGCTGTCCAACTAACAAGTGGCAGAAAATTAATGAAAAATGGTACTTCTTTAATGAAGATGGCTATTGTTTAACTAACAAATGGATTAAACGCGGTGGTGTATGGTATTGGTTAGACAACGATGGAACAATGGCTACTGGATGGAAGAAAATCAACAATGAATGGTACTATTTCAAACACGATGGCGAAATGGTTACTGGGTGGGTTAAATATTACGACAAATGGTACTATTTAAACACGACTAACGGCTTCATGGAATCTAATGCTTTTGTTAAAGGCAAAGACGGATGGTACTATATTAGTGAAGACGGAACGATGGCAGAAAAGCCAGACTTCACTGTAGAGCCAGAAGGATTGATTACAGTTAAACCTAAATAACACTAAAGCCTACTCGATTGAGTAGGCTTTTTTCTTTTTGACTATCCTTTTGACCTTCTAACCGTCTAAAATAATACATAGTTTTCTAATTTTGCAAAAATGAAATTGTTGTTATATCAACGTTTTCCGTACTTTTCGTTTACAATATAATCGACTAGTTTTTTTATCCTCCCAAATAAATATTTCTAATCCTTTTTTCCACGAAGCCTGTTATATCAACGGTTTCGTGGTTTTTTTATTTTCCGTTTTTAGTGATTGACTATCCTTTTGACCTTCTATAGACATCAGTTTATCAAATTTATCAATCGTATTATCTTTCTTATTATTCGTAACGTGTGTATAGATATTAGCAGTAGTCTGTATATCTCCATGGCCTAATCTGTCCTGTATGTCTTTTAAGTCTGCTCCGGCTTCTGCTAATAATGACGCGTGAGTGTGTCTGAAACCGTGAGGAGTGATTCTAGGGAAGTTAGTGCCTTCTAGTATCTGATTCAACCAGTACACGGCTGTATTGGACGAATAGAACGAGTTATTGCGGTTTTGAAATACATACGTTTCATTTCCGGATAATTCTTTCCATTCATTCAGCAATCGCTCCAGGCTTCCATTTATCCGTATTGTACGCATTCCGTTCTTTGTCTTGGTCTGTGATATATATTTATCTTCAAACGAGCGTGCTACCGTCTTATTTACGCTCAGAGAATGATTTTTAAAGTCGATATCATTCCAAGTGAGGGCAAATGCTTCTCCACACCTCAAACCAGTATAGCTGAGGAGATAAAAGAACGTATGCACTTCTTTATACGGCTCGATGTAATCAAGAAATTGGATTAAAGTGTCACGATCATAATATTTCAACTTATCGTCTTTAAAATCATCAGACTTTGGCAAGTCTACCAAGCTCATAGGATTCTTTTCAATAAGATTCAACTTCTGAGCATACTTAAATATCATTTGAGCGTATATCTTATAGGACTGAGTACTCTTAGGATAGTTCATATACCATCGATTCACTTGAGCCTGGCAATCTTGAATGGTAATTGTATCGATGTAGAAATCTCCAAACGCAGGAAGTATGTGTTTCTTGAAATAAGTCACAGTCGCTTGAAACGTGCTAGGTCTTACGCGTTTCTGATACGTTACTACCCACTCGTTATATAGCTCTCTATAAGTGAACTTTTGTTTAACCACTAATCCAGTATCCATCAACTCTACTTCTAGCCGTTGAAGTGCAGTAGTTGCGGATAAAACAGAATCAAATCCACGTCTTGTAGTATACTGTTTCTTTCCTGTCTTAGGATTGGTGCCACAATAGATTTTAAATTGATAATAGACTTGCCCGTCTTTCTTCTTATAAGGCTTGATTCTATCATCGATTCTCTTTCTAGCCATATCTTTACCGTCCTTTCTGTTTGTGGTAAAATAGGGCATAACAAATAGCCCTAAATTAGGGTAATTTTTGAACTCACCACACTGCATCCGCCAAGATTGAAAGTGTGGTGTTTTTTATTAGATTATTTCCCTCATTTCTTCTTTAATTCCGTATACAGATTGAAATATATCAAACGTTTCTGGAATAGCCTCATATTGCTCCTGGTACAATAGCAGCATTAATTCTGTGGCAAATATTTCTGCCTCACGTTCTAGCTTTCCCTTGCCATTGTATGCAGCAGTGTAGAATCCATCTAATCCGTAATGATCCAACGCGTGTTTTAACTCATGAGCCATTACTAAATATTTAAGATTACTATCACGAATGCTATCGTTAATCCAAATCATAGGTTTATCATTTGGAGTTGATAACATTAACCCTTGTAAATTGCTAGGTAACGGCACAAATCTCACTTCGATATTTTCATATTCAGCGATTATAAACGGATTAGCCGTATTGTGACGATTAACTAACTCAGTTACTTCCAATTAATTCCCACCTTTATTTTGTTGTATTTTCTCCCAAAGCATTGCTTTTATCATGCCTTCTAATTGCATCTTATCTTCTTCAGATAGTTATATGCCGTTATAGGACATAGTAACATTATTACGTTTTAAAGCTTCATCAAAAACAATAATATCTTCTTTAGTTGCCCACGCTGGTGCATCCGTCGAAATGGAGTTCTGAGCAAATCTAGGGTCTACAGCAGATTTTTCTACGTTAAAGAAATCTGCAATCTTTTGTACATTACCTGGATTAGGCATAGATGTTCCTTTAACATATCCAGTCAAAGTGCTTGTTGGTATTCCAGTATGTTTAGATAATTCAACTTGCTTAGTTCTAGTACGATTAAGTAATTCATTGATATTAACAGATATTCTCTTCATGATTTCTATATCATTAGGAGTGTACTTGCCTCTTCCTCGTGCCATTTCTAGCACCTCCTTATTTCCTATTGATATTATAGTACTGTTTTAAAT